GTATAAAATGTGAAATCTATAGAGACTCGATGCAAAATTTTCGCCGTTATGGAATACCGAAAGCACAGCTAATTATAGCTGATGTGCCATACAATGTAGGAAGCAACTTCTACGGAAGCAATCCAATGTGGTATGTAGGTGGGGATAACAAAAACGGTGAAAGCAAACTTGCAAAGAAAGCAGCGTTTAATTCAGATTTCAATTTCAATCTGTATGAGTATTTCCATTTTTGCTCAAAGATGTTGAAGAAAGAACCTAAGAAAGCCGGCAAGCGTGGTAGAAGTTCTGATGCGCCATGCATGATTGTATTTTGCAGTTTTGAACAGTTAAGCACATTGATCAACGCAGCTAAAAAACATGGATTTGTGAATTACATACCGCTTGTCTTTATAAAAAATTACAGTCCACAGGTATTGAAAGCAAATATGCGTATTGTAGGTGCTACGGAATACGCTTTGGTATTATACCGAGACAAATTACCGAAATTTAGAAATGGCGCACAGTTTGATGAAAATGGAAAAACGATTCGAGGTACAGGACATATGGTATTTAACTGGTTTAAGTGGGAAAAGGATGGAAAAGATATTCCGAAAATTCATCCGGCTCAGAAGCCAGTGAGATTGTTAGAACAATTGATTCAGACATTTACTGATCCTGGAGATGTAGTTATTGATCCATGTTGCGGTTCTGGAAGCACGTTGAGAGCAGCAAGAAATCTCGGTAGAAGTGCATTCGGTTTTGAAATTGACCGAAACTTCTATGCAAGAGCTAAGAATGAAATGCTGAAAGTTGAAAAAGAGTCGCAGATGAGCATTGAGGACTTCCCGGAGGTAATGCCGTAATGAAAGATTTAATCGTAGATTGCTTTGCTGGTGGAGGAGGTGCATCAGTTGGAATTGAGATGGCACTCGGTAGACCAGTAGATATAGCAATCAACCATGACCCAGATGCTATATTGATGCACAAAACAAATCATCCGGATACACTTCATCTGACAGAAGATATTTTTAAGGTCAATTTGAAGAAATACGTAAAAGGACAGCATGTGGCTCTTATGTGGGCGAGTCCAGATTGTAGAAGCCACTCCAAAGCAAAGGGTGGCAAGCCAAGAGAAAAAGGACTTCGGATTCTTCCGTGGGCGGTATACAAACACGCAAAAGCTATTCTGCCAGATGTAATTCTTATGGAGAACGTAGAAGAAATACAACAGTGGGGTCCGTTGGATGAAAAAGGATATCCAATTCCAGAGAGAAAAGGCGAGGATTATAAAAAATTCATTACAGCAATGAAGAGCCTCGGGTACCGTTTCGGTAGTAGAGAATTGATAGCTGCGGACTACGGAGCACCGACAACAAGAAAGAGATGGTATGCAGTATTCCGTAGAGATGGACGGGAAATCAGATTCCCAAAGCAGACTCACAGTGCAGACGGCATCGGATTTGAGAAGTGGAAACCTTGTGGAGATTACATTGACTGGTCAGACCTTGGTAGTTCGATATTTGAGCGAAAGAAGCCACTTGCAGAAGCTACACAGAAGAGAATAGCGAACGGGATCAAGAAATACATTATTGATGCTAACAAGCCTTATATTGTGAAAGATAAAGAAGCACTGGCATATATCATTCAATATCACGGAGAGACAAGAGCCGGTGATTCAAGAGGACAGCTTTTGACAGAGCCAATTAAGACGATTGATACATCGAACCGATACGGACTTGTGACAGCATTTATCACGAAGTATTACAAGACGGGGATTGGACAGGGGTGTGATGAACCATTACATACAATTACGACATCTCCTGGGCATTTCGGATTGGTATCAGCATTTCTGATTAAGTATTACGGCGGTGGGTGTGGACAGACACTGGATAGACCGCTTGATACGATCACGACAAAAGATCGTTTTGGACTTGTGAATGTAATCCTGGATATCAAGGGCGAGAAATACATCATATCTGATATCTTTTTGAGGATGCTGAAACCGGAAGAATTGAAGCTGATGCAAGGGTTCCCGAAAGATTACATTATAGATCGGGATTATAACTGGAAGAAGTATCCGATAGCTAAACAGGTGGCAAGAATCGGAAACAGTGTGGTCCCAATTATGGCAGAAAAGCTTGTAGAAGCAAACTGTCCGTATCTGAAAGTCGGTGAGAGAATGCCGAACATGAGTATTGATGATACACAGGAACAATTAAGATTTGCGTAGGTGGGAAAGATGACAGAACAGGAAAAACAAGAAATTATTGCAGAAATAAGAAAATCTGTAATGGAAGAAATGAAGCAGAATGCCGAAAGAAAGGACGCAGGCGTGGTGCTTGAAAATTCAAGGAGAAAATGGTTTGGATATCCGCTTTTTAAGGACAACGGAAAACTGGCAAAGCAATTTGATAGAGACGAAACAACGAATGTGTGGAATTGCATCAGAAAACTGACTTGCTTAATATGTGGCGTCAAATACGTTAACGGATTAAGAGGCAATCCGGATGCGGAAAGAATCTGTGATGAGATATGCCAGAAAATCTATGATTTGAGAATGAGCGTATGTGAAGAAACGATGAGAAGAAAGGAATAACACTTATCCTAGTGAAACTAGGTTGCTGCTGAATCAGAATCGGTAGCGTAAAGTTTGATAAATGCTAGATTGGAACGGCTTGGTTCTTCTGTTTCGGCAGAACAGACTAATGGACAGAGGTAATAACTCCCGAGCCTATAGAGCAGATTATAGAGATGAAGTGTAGCATGGCGTATGGATTTAGTAGACAAAAGTATAAAGAGATTGGTAACTGCAAGTGAAATGTCATTGCATCATTACGGTAAGCCACTTGTGTGAGAAATTGTCAAGGTAGTTATGATGAGACGGACGCAAAGTTTCGAACTGTAAAGTTGGACAAGGTTCTTGAGGAGCTGAGAGCTGGAGGATTTGAAGACGCAGCGCAATTCTTGGAAAAGAAGGTGGCATAGTGAACGGAATGTTCTGTGATATAGAAAATATAAAGAAACTGGTAGAGGGCTTTGAAAAACAACGGAAAGACCATTCGTTAATCGTGTTAATCCGGACAAAGGATTTGGAATCCGTTAATTTGAATAAGATTCCAAGCAATGTTTATTTTATTCCGGATCCTCACTTAAATTTCGGAGAGTTATATATATTGAAAAATGAATTAAAAGACAATGCATTGAGCTTGATTCAAAAGGGTGAAATAAACTTTAAGAGGGGTGAATTCGATGGGGTGCAGGATTAAATGTGTAGAAAATCCAGACAACCATATGTGTTGCCTGGAATGCCCGGACTTTGATGGTTGCCCGGTTCAATGTGAGTTTTTAGACAGCTATGAATTTGTAGAGAATTGTCCGGATTATGTGAAGGAGGAAGAGGAATGAAATTAAAGAATTTTCTAAATATAATGAATCCAACTCGGACATACAAGGTTATCTGTGGAGGAACGGTTGCAGAATTTGAGCCAGATGAAACGCTCCCTGATATTATTGCATCAGCTGAGCTAATAAGAAGCATAAAAGATAAAGAAACAGGATGCGTTGTATTCGAAATCAAATCAAAGGAGGGAGAACATGAGAATCATTAGTCAGAACGGATTACTGGATATGCCTTATGAATTGATTGGCATTTCTCCATATTCAGGAAATATGGCAACAATCGTTGGAACATTTCCAGGAAATGACCTCGGCAAAGGAGATAGAGTTTATATTTTAGCTGAATATTCCACCGAAGAAAAAGCTATTAAGGCTATGGAGATGTGCAGAGAGAAGTATCTTTCAAGAATGGAGTTGGAAGGTGGGTATGACGTTGTAAACGGTTGCTACGTACAACCTAATTACTGGGTATTGCCTAAGGTATTCCAGTTTCCGAAAGATGAGGAGGTGCAAATATGATTATTTTATTATTTTTGATTTTTTAGGTTTGACGATTTTGGCTATATTAGCAGATGGAGAAGAATTAGCATTCATTCCGCTTCTTGGAGTATTTGTGTGTTTGATTGCAGCTATTGTTTTATGTATAGGTGTAAAAGATGGGGCGGTTATAGATGAAAAGATAGCAATGTACAAAAAAGAAAATACTAAAATAGAAAACCAAATGGACGTACTTGTATCGCAGTATATGAAATTTGAGACGGATACATACGGAGAATTGAAAAATGAAAGTTCTATTACACTCGTATCGCTGTATCCAGATCTAAAATCAGATGAACTGGTAAAAAAGCAAATTGAGGTATACGAATCAAATAATAAAGAAATAAGGGAAATGAAAGAAAAGAAGATAAACTTAAAAGTGTTGAAATGGTGGTTATATTTCGGAAAGTAGGTGTGGCAAATGAGATATACAGAATACCATGCAGGGAAAGCAGTAATCAAGGACAGGAGCTTACTGGCAGAAGCTATGGAGAAGCTGGCAAGGCTGGAAGATGCTGAGGAAAAGGACAGGCTTGGTCAATGGATTCCGATAAATGAGAGATTGCCGGAATCGTATAAGGAGGGCGAAGATGAATAATCAGCAAGCAATAGATAGATTAGTGAAACATCTTGAATGGGGCTGGTCTGAGGAAACAGTAGATGCTATTGGAATGGGGATACATGCACTGAAAGAAACTCAGTGGATTCCATGCAGTGAGAGGTTGCCGGAGGATAACACGGATGTAATTGTATGCTTTTACAGCGGAACAGTAACTGAGATGAGATATTGGGGAAATGGAATCTTTCAAGGAATCTATGAACATACGACAAAAGTAATTGTTGCCTGGATGCCGTTGCCGAAACCATATAAAGGAGAATGATATGAGTGAATTAAAACCATGTCCGTTTTGCGGTTGCAGAGACAGGAGAGTAGGAATCCGTAGGATGGGCAGTAATGGATATAGAGTTTGCTGTTCAAGGTGCGGAAGTCTCGGACCTCATGTGTCAGTGAAGGAATGGAACGGACAGAAGGAAATAGCACAGAAAAAAGCAATAGAAAAATGGAATGAAAGGCTGTGAAATAAATGAGACTAATTGATGCGGATTTACTGATGAAAAATGCGAGAAATGGTTAAAACCGAAAGCACCAGACGAAGATGAAATGGTTTCGTTGGCAGATATTGCGGTATCCATGCTTATGGAAATAGAAGAACAGCCAACAGCGTTTGATGTGAAAAATGTCATTGAGCAGCTTGAAGAAGGAAGTGAGCAGTCTTTTGTGGATTTTAAAAGTTATGCAGAAGAACATGGAATAGACAATGACTATGAAGATTGGTTTTATCGAGGATTAATCAGAGCTATAGAGATTGTGAAGCGAGGTGGAAGAGATGAAGAATAAAGAGAAGTATGCAAAAGAGATTTTGGAGATTGCGTGTAGTGGAGGTAGTATTGCCATAATAAAGAAAAGCGGGCATATCGTTCCGTGTAATGGCGCTATATGCAGTCTATGTTTGTTTCGTGGTTATGATTGTGAAGAGAAAACGAGAGAATGGGCTGAATCCGAGTACATCGAAAAGCTGGTAATTAGCAAGAGAGACAGAGCGTTTTTGGAGTATCTTGATACAATTATACATTATGTTACAAGAGATTTGAATGATGATTTATATATCTATATCAGCAAGCCACACAAGCTCATTGATTGTTGGGAAAGCGAACGCGAAGCTGACAAAATATTACGAATGTTTAATATCGACCTACCAATGGTCAAATGGGAAGATGACAAACCGTGGCTCATCGAGGACTTGAAGAAGTTGGAGGTAGTAGAAGAATATGAAAAGCATTAAAGAGATAAAGGAAAGCGGTAAAGTTTGGAACATTAAAAACTTTGGAGTGATGGCATGCGGACTGATAAAGCTACCAGATTGCGGAGGGTGTTCCGTAGTGTTCGGAGACAATGAAAACGGATATGAGCATGTGAGCGTAAGTCCGAGACATAAGTACAAGACTCCTACATGGGAAGATATGTGCGTACTGAAAGACATTTTCTGGCATGAGGAAGAGGAAGCTTACCAGATCCACCCAAAGAAGTCAGAATACGTGAATGTACAAGAAAACTGTTTGCACTTGTGGAAACCTGTAGGACATGAATTAGGAGAGCTTGTGAAAGGAGAATAAGCATGGCAAAAATATTTAAAGTAAGCGGGTATCTAGTTGATGTTGATGGAGATTTTGATGTAAGTGAAGTCCTTGCAGAAGTTAGCTTCGGCTTGGATGGGATGATAAATCAGCATATCCATGTGGAAGAAGCAGACATCGGAAAGTGGAACAGCGAAAGTCCGCTGAATTACGACAACTGTGACCTTGCAGATTGTGAGAAATACTTCAAGAGAAAAGTTCCAGTAGATAACGACAGAAATGTTACGGTCGGACAAGTTTACAGGCATTTCAAGGGAAATACAGTTAAAGTTCTTCATATCAGCCAGGACACGGAAGCACCGGGACAGTTTTATGTAGTGTATGAATGTGAGGACGGGGCTATTTGGAGCAGACCTTACGGGATGTTTGTGAGTGAGGTTGACCATGAAAAATATCCAAATGTGAAACAGAAGTACAGATTTGAGTTAGTGGGAGGCGAGAACGATGAGCGACAGTAAATGCCAGCGCCTTGATGCAATATCCGGGCGAGATCAAATGGCAGAAAAGCCACCAACGGAAGAAGCGAACAGACGGTTTAGAACGCCAGCTTGTTATGAGTTTTTAGATTATTTATCGAGAATGAAAAGAAAAAGAAATACGGAGGAATAGAGCGGTGAATGCAAATGAATATCAGAAATTAGCAATGAGAACAAATGATAGAGAGGCGACAAAGAGACTACTTGAAAGCATGTTAACATGTGATATGAAATACTTATTATCACAGAATCTTGTGTTTGAAGATGAACAGCACTTAGATTTAGGCGGTATTTTCAATGCATGCCTTGGATTGTCTGGTGAGGTCGGTGAGTTCAATGACATGATTAAGAAGTGGGTTTTCCACGAAAAAGAATTGGATATGGAACACGCAAAGAAAGAAATGGGAGATGTGCTTTGGTATGTGGCTATGATGTGTGAATCATTCGGATGGGATATGGATGAAATCATGCAGATGAACGTGGATAAGCTTAAAGCACGATATCCAGAGGGATTCGACGTGGAAAGAGCTAATCATAGAGCGAAAGGAGATGTATAAAATGAGTAGTATCCGGCCAGAACACTACAAACAGACAAGCCTTGAATGTTTCGATGTTTTGAGAATAGCACTTGGGAAAGAACGATTTATCGGATTCTGCCTTGGAAATACAATCAAATACCTTTGGAGGCATGAGCATAAAAATGGATATGAGGACCTCGAAAAAGCTGGTGTGTATTTAGACAAGGTAGATGGACTCATTTCTGATGATAGTACGTCATATAGGGATAGTGAATTGTATGAGACATTAAGCAGCATACATCTACATGAGCTTGAGAAGTACAAAGAAAGGACTGAATAACTTGAATCTCAGTAAAGAGCAACGCAACGGAATGGAAGACCATCATGCAGAAATGGCAGAAAATCCACCTAACCAACATGCATATGAGAAATTCAAGCGCAAAGCGTATCAGAGTGTTAGCGTGGAAGAATATTTGCGAAAGCGCAATTTTGATGTAGAAAAGAAAATATAAAACAATGGGTGAGTGAGCTTTGATAACAAAATAAAAACAGGTACCGGACAAGAATCTTTGGCGAGATCTCCGGTACCCACTTACCTAAGAAGAGTATAGCATAGTTCATCTTCTTAGGCAATGCTAGGAGGATAAATTATGCAGACACAGAAAGAAATTGTAAGAGATAGCGTATTGACAACTATGAGACCGTATCTGAATGCAGTCACTATGAATATTCTGAATCAAGCGATTGTAAGTGCAATGGCTCATGTTGATGTTGTGGAGACAGAGACATTGCCGGCAACAAGTGAGAATACGAATGATTATATATTAAATGTTTATATGACAAAGAAAGTCCCGAAGCTGAGCAGTCAGACAGCAAAATACTATCTGGAGACTATCAGGCATTTTATTCAGTTCACGAATAAATCTTTGCTGGATATAAATGATATGGACGTGGAGTTGTATTTACAGTGGTATCATGCGACCGGTTTTCGTGGAGCTGGAAACATTGCATCAACAGTGAATAACGAAAGACGTAACCTGTCAGCATTCTTTACCTGGATGCGAAAGCAGAAAATGATAAATGAAAATCCAGTAGACGGCGTAGAACCATTTGCTGAAATTGAAAAGCCAATTGAATTTCTTGCCGATTGGGAAATGGAAGCATTGCGTGATGCATGCCGGACAGAGGTGAACGGAGTAACTAATTTCAAGGAATATCGTGAGCATTTGAGAGATAGAGCTGTATTAGAATTCTTCCGTAGCACTGCTATTCGTGTTTCTGAGTGCGTTCCAATCAATAGACAGGACATTGACTGGCAAAAGGGAGAAATCCTCATTTACGGGCAGAAAACACGCACATACAGAACTGTGTGTTTGGACGATGTAGCAAAGTATCATTTGAAAAAGTATTTGGATAGTAGAAAAGACAATAATCCAGCATTATTCGTGGCAACAAAATGGGAACATAACAGACTTGCTAAGAGTGGACTGGAATATGTGATTCGTACAATCGGAGAGAAGTCAATCCTTGACAGGCGAATCTATCCGCATCTATTCCGTAAAACTACGGCAACGAATATGGTCCGCCGTGGTTGTCCACGTGACTTGGTCGCATTTTATCTTGGACATAAGAACGGGAACACAAAGACACTTAATACGCATTACGCAGCTACAGATCCAGCACAGGTCATTCAAGCATTTCGGAAATATGGAGCTGTTGCGTAAAAATTTTTCTAAAAAAATCTAGAATCGGCGCGTTTTTAGGGCGCGTTTTTAGGGCAAATTTTTGAGCCGAAATTTTTCGTCAAAAAAAGATGTCACCCCAAAATAAAAAAGGTCAAAATCTGGACGCTTGGAAAATTGTTCATTCTAGCGTCCTTTTTCTGACAATTCTGTTCGGGTGTATGATGTATAGAATAGCTCTGTACGCGTCTATTTCTGCCTGTATTGGCTTGTAATAGCGCAAGACATAATTCTATTGAGTACGCGTAAAACGTCTTAAAATCGAATATATACGCTTGTATCATAGCACTAATATTTCTGTCTGTAAATAGCCTATTACAGAAGCGCTAAAAGCCGGAAGTTATCCGGCTAATATTTTTATAACAACTGCACTCGCAATCTATTTACTGCCTGCGCTGTACTCTCCCAGAATTCAACATTCTTTTCAGCGTTTTCCGTATATACTTTCAGACTTTCCCATAACTTCAATTCTTCAGTAATACGGCTGGAGGTAAATTCTAGAAAAGTGTCTACCTGTCGCGCTTCCTGATCTGTCAATATAATTTCTTTCATGTTGCCCACCGTCCCATCTAGTTCAACGCATTGTTGATTGCATCCGCTAAATGTGGTAATGCTTCTGTGATTTCTTGAATGCTATCGGCGTAATAATCGCCGACTATTTTCCCGAAAATATAAATATTTCCAGTGTAAAAGCATCCAAGATCATTAAAATAAATATCTAATCTTGTAGCCTGTTCCTTCTTGTCTTCATACCACATATCAATATTAATCATCTTAAAAACCCCTTTCTTTAATTTTTACAAAACCGCTCCGGGGCAATGCTCCCCGGTACGCTGTCAGCGGTGATTATGCGTAGATTGTATGTAAATTTTTGAAGCGCCACATTGCAATAGCAAGACTTTTCGGGCTGCGGATGATATAGCCATTGATTGCGCTGTGGTGTTTGTCACTTTTCTTGAATTCATATAAACGGCTTTCCACTTCATTCATTTTTATCATGTGTATTTCTACTTCTTCATTTTCCGCAATTTTCCGGCCGTTGTATTTTTCGTTATTAAATACCTTTTCAGCTATTGGAATAAGCGGAGCTGATACATCATCAAAAATTCCATATGCATATTCACAATGCACGTACACGTTGCAACCTGCCAAGATTTCCATTGATCTCTGGTCGTAGTCAACTTTACTATATTTCCTTGTGATGCTTTCAACGTCTGTTTCTCTGATAAGCGGATTCTTGATAGTAATATTGACGGATGTATCATATAGCGCATCGCGAACCCTTACAGATACATCTTTGCTTGTGATTCCATGTTCTTTCAGGTCTTTTCTGATTACCTGTGATAACTCTCTATTTGTCATGGTTCTTTTCTCCTTTCGCGCCCTGTCTCATCGGTGCGAGTGTGGGCGTAATATCTTTCATGATCTTCACCGCTTTTCTTTAACGCTCCCAAGATCGTTTTGCTATGTCTTTTTCAAAAATAGTGTTCTTCTTTTCCTTTCGGAGCTGTTCAAAATCCTCTATAGCTTTCCGGCGATCCTTCCCGGCGTATTTGATCGACTTTGTTAATTCTTCGTGCCCGTCTGTCAGATTTACAGAATAGAAAAGAATGAAATAATAAACTTTGTCTTGATATCTCTTTTCCCGGTATAGCTTTATTTTTTGCTTTGTCGGTGCTGTCTTGATAAAATTGTATCTTTCGGTCAATGCGTTCTCGTACGCTTTCAGCTGCAAAATAACCCTTTCAAGCTGTTCAATGTCTTTTTGCGCCCGTTCAAAATAATGCAAAATATCTTTTTCAGTGTGTAGCTTCTCCGGGTGCTGCTCGTAAATCCTTATTGTTTTCTCGCTCATTTCCTTTGTATAACTTCCGTAGCGTGTAAACAATTCTTTTAAGAGATTTTCAGACTTTTCAAGTGTGCAAGTGTCCATATTAGGACACCCGCAACACGGTATTTTTTTAATACAGATATTGCTCATGCTGTTTTTTCTCCTTTCAGTATTTCGGTTGGGTCAACTCGGAAAATAAATGCGTGTCTAAACTTGCTATAATATCCGCCGCGGTCTTTCATTGCTTTATTTTCTGCAAGATATTGCTCCCTTGTGAGTGTCTCGTTGATTCTTACAAGCCAGAGTTCCGAACCGTCTCTTGTATCTTCTCCATGTGTGATCTTGTAGCTGATCCCGTCTGGCTTTTCTTCGATCTGCTCCGGCTTTGGCTGCTCGTTCTTCTTGCTGGAAGTTTTAACACTGGCTTTCTTGTTCTTGATTCTTGCCGTTTTCGGTACAATCTTAATTTCTGCGCCGTTATCCTGGCAGCATCCGAAGTAATAGAAATCAACGTGGAAATAATCGATCATGCCGTCGCAATCTTCGTAATTATAAGATTTTACAAAGGCGTCAACGTCTTCAATAACTGTCCGTGTGACGTCGTTTAAAATGAATTTATAAGAATTGGTTGACTCTTCAATAATTTTCTTTTTCTCGTCTGCTGATGCGTTCAGAAAATACTCTATTTTTTCATTGTCGTAATAGTATAATCTCCTTGAAATCTGTAAAAATTCTTCGTCGGTCAGCTTCTCAAATGGTTTGTAAATTTCTATCGGGCTTTCTTTTAATTCAACATGCAACTGCTGACACATAGAAGCATAAGATGTACGGACGCTGAATTTGTAAGTTGGATATTTTTCTTTTACGTATGCGCGGACGATCTGAGCGACTTCTTTTAGTGATCTGTTCCAATCGTGATTACTTCCTTCCCATCCGAACATTGTATAGAACTGGCTTCGTGTGCTGTCTGCGGTTTCTTTGATCTCTTCGCCTGTCTCGGCTTCTTTTTTGTTCTTCCAGATCTGAAAGAGTGCGTCATATTGCACATTAATTTCTTTCATAACCTCAAGATCTCCGCCGTTATCCGGGTGATTCTCTTTTAATAATTTTTTATACTGATTTTTAAGATCATCATAAGATTTTACAGATTTGAAATATTTTGCCATTTTCTTTTACCTTTGTTCCTGGTATAATGGAACTGCCTTTCTTAATATTGTTTTGATTGGTGCCGTTGGTTGCTTTGGTAGAGTGTCAACGGCTTTATTTGTATGTTTCTGTTTCTCCGTCCCATGTAATAGAACACGGGCGATCTGGTTGAGCTGAGTGAATCATATATGATCTTGTCGCCCAGCTGCTAAGTTCTGCTACAAATAAGATTATAAATATCATTTTCTTCATTTTCTTTTCCTCCTGATCTACGAACTAGAATTTTTCAATTAATCGGATCGCTTGCCGTATGTCCTCATTGGATTGAGTGGTTCCGGGTGTCCGGTTGTTTGTTTCTTTTGTTCCTTGCTATGGTTATATGATACACCGTATTAGGCACAAATACAATTGACATAATACACAATATTAGGCACAAATAATAATATCAAATTGTGCATTTTAAATTAGGCACAAATAATTATTGAAAATTAAGCACATATATAATATAATAGAGAAAAGAGATCAGGAGGTTGAAACGATGCCAGAATATACAGAGAAGCAGAAAGCGCAGAGAAGAAAGGCGGTTGCGGAATACATGAAGACTGTCGACCGTGTAAATTGTCAGTTCCCACTAGGTACAAAAGACCGTATAAGAGAGCTTACCGGAAAAAGCTGCAACGCCTTTATAAAAGAAACAATATTAAAAGAACTGGATAAAATAGAAAGAAAGAAAGCTAAAACAAATTAAGCACAAATATTTCTATATATACGTATTGATATTAGGCACAAATAAATATATAATAATACTTGTAAGGAACAAGCTTACAAGTTACCAGTGAAAGCAAGGAGGAAAGAAAAATGAAAAAATATGATTTAGTAAAAAGAACGGCAGAAATTAAGTATAAAGATAGAAAAGAAATTGAAGAAGGATGCACGGCTTTTGACGATTCGCCGGAATATATAAAAACATTCGATACACTGGAGGAAGCGAAAAAGGAACTTGCATAATGATTTAATAAAGCTTTCCAGGTCTACAGTAATAGCTCTTTTACATTCTGGAAAGATGGTGATACATTTTTCTATAGCGACAATCTAAACAGTGAAAAAGTAGAGCTTGGAACACTGGAAGATGTAAACGAATTTCTTGAACAGTTTGCAGATTAAAATAGCATAAAAATAAATCAATGGGAAAGCAGCTGGAAAACGGCTGTCTTTTTCCGTGCCTGGATTCAAGTAAAATCAGTGTAACGTTACAATAACGTTACGTAACGCAATAGAATAAGAAAGAGAATAAGAAAAAGAATATATATAATATATACGTGCATTTTCCTGACGGAATGCACAAGAATGCGCACAAAAAAGATGTGCAAATGATTATTGACAATCACAATAAATTGCACTAGAATTTAATTAAGCAAGTAAATAGGCAGTATATAGCCAACCTTTAATATATACTTTCTTGGTAGTCCTTAGTGACCGTGACCCGTAAAGCAGAATTGCGAAACTGCAACGGGCGCGGTCTTTTTTTTATTATCAATTGGCTGGAGGTGATCAGGATGAAAGATAACGCAATAACAACAACAGATGGAATAGAAGTGTATAAGCATAATATTAATTACTATGCTGATGAGTATATACGCAATGAATTAGAGATAGATCATGTAGATACAGACAGTAAACAGATAGTAAAAGATAACTTTGTTGATATGTTATTTTATATCTGTGACCATATAGAAAAACCAGATAATGCAGATATAAAAGCATTAGATTATATATTCAATGTGTATGTAAGATTATGCAGTAAGTATGGTGTTAATCCTACACTAGAAGCATTTAGTTTCCTGGTGAATATTGATAGAAATACCTTTACTACTTGGAGCAATGGCAGTTATCGGACCGCTGAACACTCTTGCACGGTCAAAAAATGGATGAACACTTGCAAAGGCTTTTTAGTGAATAATCTGGGGAATAGCAAGGGAACAGATGCAAATAAGATATTCATTGCAAAAGCTGCTTACGGCATGGCAGAAACGAAAGCAGTAGAGCAAGAACAGATCACCGGAGCTAGAAAGACGGTTGAACAGATAGCACAAGACATCGGAGCAAATGAACTACCAAACACAGTGGCACAAGATGATGAAGCGGATGTATTTGATTTTTAAGCAATTCAACAAAATGTCAGACAATACAAAAATAAATTTAGCGTAAATCAATATATTGTACGAGCTGAACACAAAACACTAGATATAGTATCATGTGTATGTGTCAAACATTTGTTTTACGTATAGATACATATGTTCGATATCCAGTGATCTACCCGGGGCGGGGTTCTGTGTAAAAGATCCCCGGGGCGTAACCTTACCCACAGAAATATCCGCCAAAAACAAAAAGGAGCATAGCAATGTATGCAGGAATCAAACCAATTACTCCAACATATCTCGTTCAAATAACAAGCGATTGTGCTTATTACGTAGAAGCAAGTAGATGTACAGTTGATACGGAACATGGAATTATATTGTTTTACAAAAATGATTCAGTACAAGCAATGTTCCAGCTTGAACATATAGATTCTTTTTGGAGGGTGGTTTAATTGATTTTTGAATATCTGTAGGAGTGGCATATGAATACAATTATCGTCCTTACTGAAACGCCAGTGTGGCATCAAGGTTACATAAAACATCATTTACGGAATCCCGGCATTAATATGACTGGAAGCTTTAAAGGGAATCGGTTGGTTGTTAATGATATCTACGAAATCCTCTTTATAAATCCGGTTGGCATTTATTCAGATGATGAGTTTTTTGCGAACTGCATCTTGGATTTGACCGATGGAAAATGCAGTGAAGCTGTAAATAGCTTTATAGAGCAGAGGATCCACTGTAATTATTTCCTTTTTACTGAGATTGATGAATTGATTGGATTGTTGCGAGGTTAGATGCTTTGGATAAAACGAACAAGATTAAAACAATTGAATGGGATAAGGTTTCTTGTTGTGAGAATTGTGGCAACAAAGAATACTATGAGAGTTCTGAAATGGGAATCTCACATAGACGATTTAGGCTTTGCGCGAAATGTATGAACGAACTTCTTTCATCGGCAACTCCGATACTGTTGAGTGAATTCTTGAAGAAGCAGAAAGGCGAAAAAAATGGTTAGGACAGTAAATATTCTTGGAACGGAATACAGAATTGAAGTTCATAAACGGTCAGAAGACGAATATATGAGAAAGAGCGATGCAGATGGATATTGCTCAGATGACGCGAAGCTTATAGTAATCGCTGATACTTCTGAAAATGAATCGTTCCCAGATATGACCGATATTGAGCAGTCTGCATATCGAAAGCGACTGTTACGTCATGAAATTACACATGCATTCCTGAATGAATCTGGGTTGCAGCATTGTTCAAGCATTCCGGCCGGACCGTGGGCAAGACATGAAGAGATGGTTGACTGGATAGCTATTCAGTTTCCGAAGATGCATAAAGCATTTGAGGAGGTTGACGCATTATGAAAATAAAGAGTAGCACAAAATCGTTGTTAGTAGCAATCGCGGAAGTGTTAGTGATATTTGGGGTATGCGATTTATCAAACATATGTATGCATTATTTTATGCTGAAATCCGATGTGTACTCGTTATACTTGATGGTTTCCACTTTAGCTTGCGGATTCTTCCTGGCAAGTCGTGTTGTGACAAACATTATTGAATGGACGGTAAAGTACAATGATTAATTTGATACGCAGATTATTCTGCAAACATGAAAAGGTAGTCCATTGTGGATCTGATTTGGTCCGTCAAAATGACGGCTCGTGGAAGACAGTTCACAGATGGAAATGTAGAAAATGCGGGAAGGAGATTCGAAATGGCAAGGTTTAGAAACATTATTGCATGGTTACTGTTGATAGCTGGTTTTGCAGGAGCAATATATTTCGGCGGCTATGTAATGATTGTAAAATCAATTATGATGGCATGTAGCGCGTTTGACGCCGGAACATTGACAGCCGTGCTTGTGGGGAAAACACTACTTAAATGGATATTTGCAAGTATTGTTGCCGGCGTAATTATTTTAGCCGGATTTGTTGGATTCGGAATTGTTAGCGAGTACGATTAGTCAGCAAAGACTATAAAACCTAGTGCAATGCACAGCACGATAAATATTGATGCTAACCGTCAGAGGGCGGTTAAGCCATAGTAGCTCATTGGAAAGAGCGGTCAGGAGCGCGCGATAAAAAGACTGACAGGAAATGGTTCGATTCCATTCTTTGGCATCAGCGCAAATTGCTTTCGGGATTGACGAGTCTCGCGAGTGGTTCGCGTAAAAAAGCCGTGGAGGTCATAATAATCAGCAGAGAAGAGCAGAGGGTGAAGTTATAGGCAACAGCTGATAGCCTGACTTTTAGAGTATGCTTGGCTAGTTTTCGCATGGCATTACTGGCAGCGTGGAATTCAACCCAGTATCTTTGCGGAGATGCTGACAGTAACAGGCTGTAGCCGAACGTGAGCGCAGTAGTGGGTATACACATGAAAAATCACGGAACCTGTTTTATGAGAAGTGACAGTTCAGTAAAAACGCACTTCTGGCATTGGTGGATATGCAATTGGAAAAGCAAGCCGACTGTAAATCGGTTCCTATAGGTTTGTAGAGTTCGAATCTCACTCCACCAACTTCATTTACTCGGAACCACACCTTCAGGCAGGCGCAGGGTTGAATTTGTGAGCTGAGTATCTAAGAATTGCGCCATCGCATGCCGTATTCCCATAATGGTATTGGAGCTGGTTGCTAACCAGTCAGTCGAAAACGACTTGGAGGTTCGAATCCTTCATACGGCGCTTCAGCCGAGTGGAACGGATAACCACATATGGCTCATATCCATAGAATAACGGGTTCGACTCCCGTGGCTGAAATTTCTACCGATTACGACCGTTTGAGGTCTGCAAGTATAAAAACGGTAAAAACTTATTTGTTGGAGATAAGAGCAAATTCAGTGATTGCAGTAGCCTGGATACAACAAATTGTCGTGCTGGAAGTAATAAGGAATGACTGCTGAGCGGTCTGAGGTAGTTTTAAGGCGCGAGGTATGCTGTGTATCAATTGACTTTGGAACGGATTGCAACCAATAGTAAGCCTTGAGCTTGGGCTTGTGGGTGCAAATCCTACACACAGCAATTGCAGATGAGTGGAACGGATAACCACGCTTGCCTCCTAAGCAAGAAATAGCAGGTTCGACTCCTGTATCTGCTATTCGCACGTTTGTGCAGGTACGTGCGATATGGTTTCCCCCTTCCGTTTGTGCGGGTTGTTGGTTCCTTCCCGCACACATGCTATCATAGCTCAATTGGATAGAGCAGTTGATTACGAATCAGCAGGTTCCCGGTTCGAATCCGGGCGGTAGCTTTATTGGGTAATAGCTCAATGGCAGAGCATCAGACTTTGGCTCTGATAGTTTGGGTTCGATTCCCAATTACCCCGTAGGTCGATAGTTTAACTGGCAAAACAGCGGTCTCCAAAACCGCAATTATTGGTTCGATTCCTATTCGGTCTGTTTAAACATGATTAACTCAGTGAAGATGGATTTTCAGTCCTGCTGAGATGCGATGGCAATGAGATAGGTTAATTCGGGATACTGGATTAGCTGATTCTTTCCAGCAGAAGTGATTCTGCCGGCGGAGACGAACATCGTCAACAATGCCTTGCAGTGTATCATCATAGAGAAGTCAAATGCAGAATCCTTGTGGTCGGCGTAGAATAGACGCTTGCAGTGCAAGAATAATCCGGTGATGTGAAGATGGTGTGAGAGACCACAGACTAACTGGAAATCTCAAATAAGCTGATTTGCCTTGAATCTGAGAAATCAGAGTATAACACAAGAAATTCGTTAAAGTAGCGGTATGGCAAGTTCTTCAATAAGCAGTTTTTCGATGTTAGCATATGGAATAAGGAATGCAAGTAGAAAAAAAACATGATCTGAAAGAACCGTGAAATTTATGGGTATCAATCCCATGTGTGCTTTGACCGCGGTAAGAAGCCAAGGGTCGCGCCCGAACGCTCAGACTTATCGTCACACTGGCAGAATATGACTGTATCTTGATGAATAAGGGGAAGCCCTAGTCATGTTTTTAATTTAGAGTTTTAGTTGCGGTGTCTCTAAAAAACAAAGAAAAGAAAGTGAGGTGAACGCCTCGCGCCTTTTCAAATCAATATCTTTTCACTCAAACATAGATATTGTGTTCCGCATAAAGAACCGTAACAGTGAGTGGACTACACGCCAACGCAGTCCGCTCAGCTTATTGGCATGTAGCTCAGTGGTAGAGCAACTGGCTAATATCCAGTGTGTCGCAGGTTCGATTCCTGCCTTGCCGATTTAGGAGTGTGATGAAATGAAAGTGTATGTAATTACGGCTGGAGAATATTCTGATTATTGCATTCAAGCAGTTACATTAAATAGAGAAAAAGCAGAGCTGATATGTGCAATAAACAATAGGAATATTCGATACAGTGAAGACCGGTCCAAAATTGAAGAGTACGATACTGACGAAATTCAATGTGAGTCTATCGGAGATGTTGGGATATGCTACACGGCAGAGTTCGATTACAAGGCATTGGAGAATGTATATTGGGGAGAACCATTTTATTCATTTACTAGAAATGAAATCAAAAAAGGAATTTTTAATGATAAGTATAGAATTCTCATAGCTGCCACATTTTCAAAAGATATGCCTCAAGAAAAGGTGAGAAAAATCATGATAGATAGAGTAGCGAAATGGAAAGCAGAGCGAGCGGGGCTGTAGAAAGGAGACGTAACGATGACATTTAAAGAAGCATTTGAAGCAATGAAACATGGAGCAAAGGTAAAACTTCCAGGTTGGAATGGTTATTGGTGTTGGGATGATGAAAAACAGACAATTATGATTCATTGCAGACCGAAAGATTCCGACAAAGGACAGGGAGATGTTCTTGACATCCGTGAAACGCAGAGAGTGGAATATACTTTCATGCACACGCAGAGAGATGACTGGATGATTGCTGATGAAGAGAATTGTGGTGTTCTTGGCGGTCAGTCAACATTTGGATTTGGAGATGCTATCCGTTATCTGAAAAGAGGACTTAAGGTGGCACGTAAAGGTTGGAATGGTAAGAAACAGTACATTCAGCTTGCAACTGGAATTTCTTACAAGACAGCAGATGGTGAGATTGTAAATTGTGAACATAACGCTATCGGGAATATGGCTATTGCTTTTGTTGGTACTTCCGGTGTGCAGATGGGATGGCTCGCTTCTCAGGCAGATATGCTTGCAGAAGACTGGACATTTGCGGAGTAGCAAAAAATAATGATTAAGGTAAACAAACTTTTAACTGCTTACGTTGAGAAAACAGGACGGAACGTAACTGGATTTCTTGAATTTTATTCAGTATGCGGATATGGAATGGATGAATTTATCCCGAAATTTGAAGTAAATCAAATTGGAGTGACGCCATTTTTAGGTTTCTCAAATGTAACTGTCGGCAATATTGCATTCAGTGCTTATTGTGGTGATGGTTCTTTCATTGGCAGAGAACCGATAGCAGCGGAGGCGATTTATGAGTTTAGCAAAAATCTTCGATTTACTGAGATGCAGTCGAAATAATATTTCGTGTAATGCTGATATATTGACGATTGAAGATGCCAGGAATAAATACAAGGATTATCAGTATGCGATAGTGAATGCATTGAACGGTACGCCAATTTGGATATGCAAAACAATCGAGGATGCATAGGAAACTGTTGAAGAATGGCAACCGTGTTGTTATATACCACTTTCGATTGTTTACTTATGGAAGAACGAGGAGAATACGATGAAGATATGTGATGCTGTAAGATTGTGTAAGACCTATGGAGAGAATACAACTTTAGCAGAATTGCAAAAAGAAATACAGGGAAATAAAATCCATAAATGTCCAAAGTGTAGTGGGACTGGAAAAATCACAAAGAAGCGCAATAAAGCTCAATACTGGGAATGTTGCGATGATTACGAGTATTACGATGTGGAATGCGACCTTTGCAATGGACAAGGATATACGGAACATGCGTATAAACCTAAAATGATTCAAGATGGATGGGAACAGGAGGATTAATCATGATTATCACAGGAATGGATCACTTTCAGAGTGTATGTAAAAAGAAACTTGTTGAATGGTATCAGAAGAACAGACCAGAGACACCGATTGATTTAAGCAATGTATTTGTCGTATGGAGCTGTAAGACATTACAGAATTATAAGTGCCTTGCATCTACTACCGTCAGTGGAGATGGTATCTATGCATAGTACACATACAACGGGGATAAACAGGTAATGTATGAAGATGTGTACGAAAAGATTACAAACACCTGTCATACAGGGGAATAACATGATTGTTAATGGTTGGTATTACTGTCCAGCCGGTCACAAGACTGGACAGCGGATAGAAAAACATTCCAATATTGAGAATACACCGATATGGTGCAAGCGCTGTAAGAAAGCGTATTATCCGAAGATTACGGGTGGAAAAGTAAAGAAAGATTAGTGCCAGAGCCTAAGAGCCAGAGCTTATATTTGTGAGAAATCGCAGATATTGGCTCTTTTTGATTGTTACGAGGTGAGCAAAGGAATTTTACAGAATACAAGAAAATAGCAAATGCATTGAAGATGCAGCCATCAAATAAATACAGTACATGGGACAATATCATGCAGTTATGCTTGAATATGTATGAGGATAATTCGGATTATCTGAAATATTGCCTTAAGCTCTCAAAAGCAGTTAAAAAATCCGCGCAGAGATTACTTGTTCAGAATCAGGATGTGCGATTCGAAGATTTATATTGGCAGGCATTAAAATTCGAAGCACCTCATTTATTTGACAGTTATCTATTGTATCTGGAAAGAAAGCGGTTAGAACCGGATCGTTTCTATTCTCCAAAAAGGAAGCAACTGAATAAACACGGGCTGATACAGTCTATGCAAGATTTGGAAGACGATAAGCTTGATATCCTGTCAATTTCCATGCCTCCAGGAACCCAAAAGACTACTCTTGAGAAATTCTTTGCTTCATGGATAGCGGGAAGACACCCGGACGATTTCAGTTTGTTTTTTTCACACAGTAGTGATATTACACGAATGTTCTATGATGGGGTTCTTGATATTACTACAAATTCAGACGAATATTGTTGGTCTGAGATTTTCCCAAATGTAAAATTTCATAGCACCAATGCCAAAAGAGAGACCATTAATTTCAATAAATACAAACCGTTTTCTAATATCCAATGTACATCTGTTGGTAGTAAGAATGCCGGTAAAGTACGTGCAAACAGATACCTGTATTGTGACGACTTGATAGGTGGTATTGAAGAGGCGCTGAATAAGAATATTCTGGACAAGCTATGGAGAATTTACGGTACCGACGCTAAACAGAGAAAAATGGACGGTTGCAAGGAAATCCATATTGCTACCAGATGGTCCGTACATGATGTAATTGGACGTTTGATAGATATTTATGAAGGGAACGGCAAGGCAAGATTTATTGCTATTCCAGATATCGACCCAGTTACCGGAGAATCAAACTTTGATTATAAGTACAATGGATTTAGTGTTGAATTCTTCCATGACCAAGAACTTACAATGGACGAAATCTCATACAAGTGCCTGTATAAGAATGAGCCTATTGAGCGTGAAGGACTTCTATACACCGATGAAGAACTTAGAAGATTTATTACGCTGCCGATTACTGAACCCGATGCTGTATGGGGAATTTGCGATACGAAAAATAAAGGTACTGACTTTTTGTTCTTGCCATGTTTGCTACAGTACGGAAATGATTTTTACCTTACGGAATGTGTATGTGATGATAATTCCAATTATGGAATCCAATATGAACGAACTTCTGATTTGATTGTAAATACCGGAATGCAACAGTGCCAATTTGAGAGTAATAACGGTGGCGATCGTGTTGCGTTGGAAGTAAGTAAGTTAGTTGAAGAAAAAGGTGGACGGTGCAATATCACTACGAAATATACTGAATCGAATAAAGAGACGAAAATTATTGTCAATGCAGATTGGGTAAAGAAACATGTTCTTTTCAAGGATCGTGAGCAATATAAACCAAAAGAAGACTACGGAAAGATGATGGGATTTTTACTAAGTTATTCAGTCCGTGGAAAAAATCCACATGATGACGTTCCTGATGGATTAGCGAGTTTTGCACTGTTTGTAACTACTGGTTTTGTAAGACCGGCAGAAATTTATTCAAGTCCAGTTTAAGGAGGAATGAAATGAAAATTACAAGAAAAGATATTGCAAACTATAAATTGTTAAAAGTCCTTCTTGAAAAGGACCAGAAGAAACTTGAAAGGTATGTGGCGAATCAACCATCTGCATATTCTGGAAAGGTATATGGTTCTAATCCAGGATTTCCATATCAACCGAGAGGATTTACAGTTACCGGATGCTCAGATTTTGAAATAGCGCAATTGAAAGACTGGGAGCAGAAATGCCGTGAGATGGAAGTTAAGATTCAAGACGACATTCGCAGATTGAACGAGTTGGAACTGGCTATTGACACAATGATTGCGAACGCGAAAGATGTTGAGGACAAAGCAATCCTGGAATATACGAAAGACGGGTTGTCACAGTATGAAATTGCAGATATCTTATGCATGGAACGCTCCACGGTATCGAAAAGGCTTTCAAAATATGTGTCACAGTGAGGTTTCACACAATTCACATTTTAGAGTGCTATAATTATAATCGAAGAACTTGTAATTCGTTTCAAAAGTCTCCTTAAAGAGCGCTATGTGTTAATTCATGTAGCGCTTTTTATTTTTGTGTAAAGGTAGGTGAATTCGGTGTCTGAGAGCAACAACAATGAAGAATTTGTATATCCGGAACTAACTGGCAGGCGCCGGATTTATTCAGACGTTGATAAGATAACAGAGAAAAACATTTTTGAGGTTTTGCAAAAAGCAATGATTGTTCATATGCAGAATTCCAATGAAATGGTTTTTCTTATGAGATATGAGAAAGGCATTCAGCCACTTGTAAGAAAGAAAACGATTCGTAAGGAAGTTGATATTAGAGTGCAAGATAACCTTGCGAGTCAAATTACGGAATTTAAGCTTGGATATGTTTGGGGACAGCCAATTACATACGTCCAACGTGGAAATAAAGATTTTAGAAAATCTACGGATAATCAGAATAACTTGCAGGACGATGGTATTTCTATGCTGAACGAGCTGAATGATTCTGAATACGCATTTTCAAAAGACCAAGAGCTTGGAAGATACGTTGAAATTAATGGTATTGGTTATCAATTTGTTGACATTAAAAAGTCATATGATGGACTTGCACCGTTTGACCTTGTGACGCTGAATCCTTTGTTTACATTCTGCATCTACAGAAACTCAGCGCTTCAAGAGAAGCTGGCAGGTGTCACTTTCCGGAGAACGGAAGATGGAACAACTTATTATACCGTGTTCACTCCGGACAGGAGATATGAAATCCGCGATATGCGCGAAGTAATCAATGGTGACAAGGTGAAAGAGCCTTGGTCATTCATGCAGAGAAGCGGTGAAAAGAATCCATTCAAGAAAATTCCAATCGTAGAATTTAATCGCGCTACAGACAGGACGGGTTGCTTTGAACGTCAGATTTCAGATATGAATGCGCTAAACGTTGAAGTTTCTGATTTTGCAAATAGTGTAGCACAAACCACGCAAGAAGTTTTCTTTGGAACCGGATTTGAGTTACCAAAAGATGGTAGTGGAAAGACGCAATCTCCTGTAGGTGGACAATGGATTGTTGCGAAACAGACTGGCAATGGTGGAACGCCAACATTGAAAGCAATTTCCAGTACATTTGATTATCAAGGAGTGCAGGAAAATATTGTAAGCAAGCGAAACACGATTTTGCAGAAAGCTTATGTGCCGATTCAGACGGATCCTGGTGGCGGTTCGACTGGCTCAGCTATGAATATGTCTTCCGGTTGGAGTGCTGCTGAAAATAGTGCTTGCAAGGAAGAACAGATTTTACGCCGTGGAAAAGCAGAGATCGTTGAGCTTGAGATGATCGCAATTAAGAGCACAAATGACATTCCATTCGATAGTCCACTTCGTTCATTGGAAATTTCGGATATCAAGCCGAAATTTATTCGTAATAAGACCTATGACCTTGCTACAAAGGTTAATTCGATGGTTGCAATGATTAAAGCTGGCGTAAATGGTCGTGTGGCAATGGAACAGGTTGATTTGTTCCCTGATGTAGCTCAGGCGTGGGCTGACAGTAAGAAAACGATTGAAGAGTTTCAGAAATCGTTAATTCAGAAGAGTATTCCACAAACAGAATCAAAGAGAGAAATGTCTGACTTATCTGATCAGACAGGAAACTCGCCAATTCTTGATGGAATGAAGACAGGTGATGATGATGTTCACGAATCTTAGTTTTGATGAATTGAATGCGCTTGTGAAAAATGAGCGCAGTATGTCATTCAAGAAGTATTTTGGAGAAATGAATCTTCCGGAAGAAGAAAAGTCTAAAAGGATTCAGATGGCAGAAGAACTGGAAGAAAATTTTATTGTCACAATGACGCTTCTGTTTACAATGACACAAGCGAATAAAATTAATTATGAGCTTATCAGAAAGCAGATTGAAGATTCTTATTTGGAAACGCTTAGAAAGCATACAAGCGTGGATAAATACTTAGAAACATACGTTAAGAGCTTTTCCTATGATGTCATAGGCAGCACGAAAAACCATAAGAATGAGCCTTATTACTATTCCTTGGATAGAGCAAAGTTCATGGCTGAAAACGAAGTAAATACGGCAATAAACCACACTAGGTATATGGAAGCTGTGAATGCTGGAAAGACAATGAAGCGGTGGGAATCAATCATTGATGAAGTCACCAGAAAAGACCATATAGAGGTAAATGGAAAGTATATTCCGATTGGACAGGCTTTCCGTGTTGGAGATTCATGGATGTTATTTCCAAAGGATATGTCGATGAATCCTAATCCGAATCAGGTGATAAATTGCCGGTGCTCAATTATCTATTTATAGAAATTACAGTCACAGAAATGTGGCTGTTTTATTTTGGCACAGAGAAGTGCCTTATCAAACGCGAAAGACAGAGAAGTCTATAATCGCGAAATGTAACTGATGAGAGAGAACTCTAAACGCGAAGAAAGGAACGTGTAAACTATGGAAGACAACAAAAACCTTGAAGTACAGGGACAGCAGAATCAGGATCCGGATAATAAGCCGGAAGAGAAAGAGCCTACTGTAGAAGAACTGATGGCGCAGTTAGCACAGGAAAGAGCTAACAGTGCAAAGTTGCAGAATGACTACAATAAAGCATCTTCTGAAGCTGCAAACTACAGAAAACAGCTTAAGGCAAAACAGACTGCCGAAGAACAGGAAGAAGAAGCTAAAAAGGAAGCAGAGGAAGAGCATAAGAAGTATGTCAAAGGACTGGAAGATACGATTAGGATGACCAATGCCACAAATCGTTATCTCGCTATTGGAATGTCAGCTGAAATGGCAAAAGATACTGCAAAGGCTGAGCTTGAAAATGACATGGAGAAAGTCACTGAGAACATGAGCAAATTCAAAGATGCTTCTATCAAAGCGGCTGAATCTGAATGGCTTAAGAGTAGACCTCCAGTAAATGCTGGACAGGGCGAAGGAGAAGAGACTGATTTATTCCTAAAAGGTTTTAACGGTTAATCTTCCATACAATAACCGGACGCAAAAAAGAACGCGTTCGCTGATTACAAAAAGTTAGTAAAAGGAGAGATTTAAAATGGCTATTAATTACGCTGAGAAATATTCACCACAGGTGGATGAAAGATTTAAACTTGGATCACTGACAACAGCACTTATAAACCACGCCTATGATTGGCTCGGTGTTGCTACTGTAAAGGTATATTCCGTACCAACAGCAGAAATGAACGACTACACTCTGACAGGTTCTAACCGCTATGGTACACCGGCAGAGCTTAACAATGAAGTACAGGAAATGACACTTGCGAAAGATCGTTCTTTCACATTCACAATCGACAAGAAGAGTGAAGATGACACAATGGGAGTTATGGCAGCCGGCGCAGCTCTTGCCCGTCAGATTGATGAGGTTATCATTCCAGAGATTGATACATACCGTATCTCTAAACTGGTAGCAGGTGCCCCAACAGCAAATGTTATTAAGGATGTCGCAGTAACAAAAGCAAACGCTTATGAGAAGTTCCTTGCAGTACAGGAGATTCTTGACAACAAGAAAGTTCCTACTGGTGGAAGAATCTGTATGTGTACACCAGGTTACTACAACATGCTGAAACTGGATGAGGCGTTTACTAAAAAAGGTGATATGGCAACAAAAATCGCAATCAACGGACTTGTTGGTGAGGTTGACGGTGTTTATATCATCAAAGCTCCGAAGTCTTACTTCCCGGAGAACGTAAACTTCCTTATCACAAACCCAATTGTTATGCCAGCACCGATTAAGCTGACAGAGTACAAGATTCATGATGATGCGCCTGGTATCTCTGGACATCTTGTAGAGGGACGTATCCGTTACGATGCATTCGTACTTGACCAGAAGAAGGATGCTATCGGTGTATGCCAGAATCCGGCAGTCTAGGAGTGGTGAATAATGATTACATTTGAAAGAGATGGAGTCAGAATGAATGTGGAGTCTGAGATTCAGGCTTCCGCATTCGCGCTGAGTGGCTGGAAACGAGTTGAAGTTGCTGAAAAAGCTACTGCAACAGAACCGAAGCCAAAGACTACAAGAACAGTAAAGAAATAAGGTGATCGCATGGATAAGTTGATAAATGAAATATTTAAGGACCTTTCAATAGAATTAGATATTCCAGACAAGGAGGGTTCCATGCTTTTATCAAAAGTAATTAGTGCCTACAGAGAAGTAAAAGGCGCTCGAAGTTATCCAATGGATTACGAAGATGATTTTATTTGTAGTGATATGGAGAGATATTATAGCAATATAAAGAATCTCGCATTATATGACTACAATCAGATTGGTGTTGAGGGTCAAAGCGCTCATGGTGAAAACGGTACAAGCCGTACATGGGTTGACAGAAATAAGTATCTTGAAGGAGTTGTTGCTATATGCACACTGGTTTAAGAGAGGTCAGGTGATCCAATTATCTCCCGTTCACTGGGTTAAGTGGAAAGAAGATTGTGCGTGACCAAATCGGTGTTTTTACCGGAATGGTTGCAGGGATACGCATTAATGGTGGAGGGTGGCGTATAAATGAGAGACTGTAAGAAAAATTCACGGAAATTATGGTATTCCAATTTGCTTGGAAATGAGCCGGTTCTTGACGAAAATGGAGATGAAACGGGTGATACAAAGCCTGTTTATGGAATTCCAATTCCGTTTATGGCAAGTGTAAGCCCCGGAAAGGGAAACGCCTATGCGGATGTGTTTGGAACAAATTTGGACTATACACGTTCGATTTCCACAACTCAGAAAATTCCTATCACGGAAGAATCATTGATTTGGTGTGGCTCAATGCCGATTATCAACTCAGACAATTCATTTGACTGGAAAACAGCCGATTGCACGGTTGCCGGTATTGCTGATGGGCTGAATCAGTTGGTAGTTGCTTTGAAAGCGAGGAAGAAAAATGTCTAAGTATACAACGAACTTATCGGCTAGAGGATTCCGACAGTTGGCTGATGATATTCGCAAGTATCGGCTGGATTTGCAGAAAAAATGTGATGAATTTACGCGTCAGCTTGCCGAAGAGGGCGTTGCAATTGCGAAAGCAAATATCCTCAGTGAAGATGCTATTTATACCGGAGAATTGCTTAATAGCATGAATATAAAGCCCGGAGACGTTATTGTTAATGGTGCTTCATATCATATCTATACAGCATGTCCGTGGGCGAAATTCGTTGAGTTTGGTACTGGAATTGAAGGGAAAGAAAACTCGCATCCAGATACTTCAATTATCGGTTGGAAGTATGACGTAAACAACCACGGCGAAAAAGGTTGGTTCTATTTCAAGAATGGCAAATGGCATTGGACAAAAGGTATGCCGTCCAGACCATTCATGTACAATACTGCATCAGCTTTAAGGAACACGGAAACGATTACACGCATTGCTAGGAGGGTGTTTGGCGAGGATTGATGTATCAAACAGAGTATTTACCAATGTAAAAACATATATCAATGATGTCTGCAAAAATGTCTCCAGCGGTGAGGATAAATCCAAAGCCAAGTTTCCGGCCGTATCAGTCATTCAGATTGATAATGCAGATTCATCTATTGATTTGGAAAATTCGGAAAATGCCGTAAAGTCCGTGATTGAGATTCAGTGCTATTCAAGTGATAGCATTACAGAAGCAAAAAAGATTGCTAATATGTGTTGCGATGCAATGAGAAAAATGGGTTACGTTCGCACATACGGACCACAACCCATTACAAATGCAGCAGACACAAGTCTATATCGAATGGTGGCAAGATTCAATCGAATCGTAACATCAGTCGGCGAAATAGAGAAATTTGAAACAAGGGGAGCTTAAGGCTTCCTATTATTTTGCACCGGATACCGACAGAGGTATTCGCTAACCGCATTAGTTAGCGGTAGAAAGGATGGTAAACATGTCAGCAGGAATGAGTACAATTAATACCGTACTTAAGGCAGGCACAACAGCCTCAGCATTAACTCAGTTATGCAAAATTAAGAGCTACCCTCAGTTGGGTGGTGAACCGGAAAGCATTGAGACAACGGATATGGAAGATAAAATGCAGACATTTACTCCAGGCGTTCAGTCTATGAGTGCTATGCAGTTCACAGCGAACTATGACAAAGAGAAATTCGATGAGATCAAAGCAAGTTCTGATAAAGAACAGATTTATGAGCTTGACTTCGGTAAAGACGGAGCAGACGGAAAGTATTGTTGGAAAGGTCAGCACAGCGTATTTATTAACGAGGGTGCTGTAAATGGCTTGAGAGAGATGACTATTTCAATCATGCCATCAACAGAGGTTTACAACAAAGATGCTGCTACACAGTTTGCGTAGACAGGTAATATGATCTTATGGTAGGGGAGCCGTCAATGGTTTCCTTACTTTTTTATTTTTAAGAAAAAAGGAGATAGCCAAAATGGTAAGTGTAAAGATTAATGGAAAAACGTACAAAGTCGGAGAAATGAAATTTGGAGACTTCACACACATGGAAGAACAGGGGTTTTCAATTACGGATGCTTTTGCTAAGAATCAGTACATGTTGATCGCAATGGGATTTACATGCGTTGCAACAGGTCTTGATAGAACTGGCGCAGAAGAACTGGTTGAGCAGCACGTTTTAGGCGGTGGAGATGTAAAAGATATCGTTCGTTCATTCTATGAGGCTGTAGCTGAGTCAGCTTTTTTCCGAAAGGTTCTGGGAGTAGCAGAGCCGAAGAAGAAAGGCACGAAAGCGAAAGCGGAAGCAGACGAGCAGAATGTGGAAGTGGACGAGTAATCCGATTTAGTAGTTGCACGCAATTCATTTACGATTATTGGCTTCCAATGGCTGCTTATTGCGGTATCGAGTATTCGGAATTTTTGAAGATGTCTCCAAAAGCTTTGCTTGTATATCGCGATGAAAAAGAAAAGCAGGAAAAGAAGCAATTGCAAATGGCTGATTTTACGTCTTGGATGACTGGTGCATATGTATTAAGAGCCATTGGACAAGTAGTGAATAAAAACAGTTCATATCCGGAAAAGCACATCTTCTTTAAGGATAATATTGTTGACGAACGGAGCGAAGAAGAAATAATTGCTGAGAATACAGAAATAGCATCGATTGAATTCAGTGCTTGGGCGAAAGCGTTTAATGATCAGAGAGGCAGGTGATATCAAGGGCAGAGAATGAAGTAGATAGCTTGGAAATAGTTGTTGAAACCGAAGCAAATAAGGCTAGTCGTACATTGACTTCTGTTGAGAAAAAGGCGCTTAAAGTGGCTGACGCTCTTGATAAATGTGCTAAATCTGCACATGGGCTTGATTTTACTGGAATTGCTGGGCTCTCTGAGTTAATTGATGTAAAAAATACGTTCAAGGATATTCTCAAAGAACAAAAAGCTATAGGCAATAGTGAACTTCGTTTTCGTACAAATCGCTCTGATTTAAAATATCCAGCAAAAGAGCTGAAAGAGCTTCAGAAGCAGTTCAAGGATTCTAAACTTGATATAGATTTTTCGAAAATGGGTTCCGAGGAACTTCGAAAAGAAATTAAGAAGAACGAAAGCGCTTATAACCGTCTTAAGCAATCAATGTCCGACAAAATTTCACTTGCTGGTACTGACGTGCTCGGTGGCGAGAGTTGGTACAAGAACATCATGCAATTGAACCAATATGAAAATGCTGCTGACGATGCTACGGAAGCATTAGGACGATTACTTGAAGCTCAGAAAAAGGCAACCTCAAATGTAAAAATTAACAGGGGAAATGACAATTATGGGGATTTTATTGAGGGTGACGCTTATGCTTCTAAGAGAAAGCTTCCAGAATCATTTGTCCCTTATCAAATGCAGTCTTCAGAAGAAGCACAAGCTGACGTTGATAAATGGGTTGACAACCATGGATTTACAAATATAAAAAATGGAGCTGATTCTGCATCTAAATCTGTAGGCACATTTGAAAGTCAGATAAAACAGTTGAAAGCCGAACTATCCGATTTGTCTTTAAAGGGATTTTCACAATATGATTTTGAATACGATAAAGTAGCTCAGGAATTGGCAACAATAACAGCTGCTAAGAAACAGTATGATGCAGAGATGAAAAACCGCGGAAAAGCTGAGCTTGGTAATGAACAGGCAAAGGCAACAGGCGAAAACCTGAGAAAAGCACGAAAGGAACTAACCCTATTCGAACGTGCTTTGAACGGCATTAAAGGCTCTGCTAAAAATATCAATAATATTAAGAAGCAATTCGATGATGTCACAAAAGCTATGCGGAATGCAAAGAAAATGGCTTCCAGCGCATTGCATCCGATAAAGTCATTAAAATCTGCTTTATCTGAGAACGGTGGAAATAATCGTGGAATGTCATTAGGACGAATGATTGGCTCTTCCATTATGTTTTCTACTGTATTTGGAATGATTAGTCAAATCAAGAATGCTATTAAAGAAGGGTCAGATAACTTGGCTCAATACAGCTCTGAATACAACAAGAGCATTTCGAGCATGGTTTCATCTTTACTTTATCTTAAGAATGCTTGGGCTGTTGCGTTTGCTCCTATTGCAAATGTAGTTGCTCCTTATGTGTCAGCGTTTATTGATATGTTGGCCGGAGCAATAAATAAGGTCGGACAGTTTATGGCTGCATTAACCGGAAAAGGATTTGTTGTACAGGCTAAAAAGGCTTGGAAAGATTACGCTTCCGGATTAGATACAGCGACAAAGAGTGCTGGAAATACAGGCAAGGCAGTTAAGGACACTGCAAAAGCAGTTAAGGATTTAGCTAATTATACACTTGGAATTGATGAGCTGAATGTGATTCAGCCAAACACAGATAATGGTTCGGGAAGTGGAAGTGGTGGATCTGGTGGAACTGGAGGTGGTGGTTCTAACAATGAACCAGCAATTTCAGACATGTTTGAAACGATTGAAGTTCCAAATTCCATGAAAGACCTTGCGAAAATGTTTGAAGATTCTGTAGCTAAATCTGATTTTACTAAAATCGGAAGAATGTTGAACATGAAATTATGTGGCGCATTAGAATCAATTGACTGGCATTCTGTTTACAAGAAAGCTGAAAATTTTGGTAAAGATTTAGCCACATTCCTTAATGGGTTGATTTCGCCGAGATTGTTTTATGATTTAGGCGCTACGCTTGCAAATGCAATTAATACAGCATTCCATTTCGCCAATGCATTCGCAGTTAATTTTGATTGGACGAATTTGGGTGCATCCTTAGCGTCTAGTCTGAAAGGATTTTTTGAAAACTGGGATGCTAAATTGACGGGTGAGACATTAAGCAATTTCGCAAAAGGTATCCTTAATGCAATGACATCTGCAATAAAAAAACTTCAAAAAGATGAAACATTCAAGGATATCGGACAAAAGCTTGTTGATTTCGTATGTGGTATTGATTGGGCTGGACTAGCTTGGGATTTATTAAAATTTGTTAAAGCACTTGCAGAGGCAGCAACGGATTTTCCGAAAGATTTTGCGCTTGGAATCGCGCAGGGAATCGTTGATAAGATTTGTGGGGCTGACAACGTTAAGATTTCAGAAATTAAATGGGTTTCTGATATAGCTGACTTGGCATTTAAGATTTTAGCTAACGCAAATCCTCTTATGGCTTTTACCAATATTATTGATGGAGCAATAAGCCAATTTGAAAGGTTTCGCGATTTCGGAATTTTTGTAGGTGACGGGCTGGTGAGCGCATGGCAAACGATTCAAAACGCATGGTCAGCCGCAAAGAGCTTTTTTGCAGATTGCATAAGCGGAATAGAATCGGCAGTTGTTGAGTTTCCAACATGGATACAAGGAAAATTCACATTGGCAAAAGATTTGGCTCAAACTGCATGGAAGTTCGTAGGCTCTTGGTTTTCTGATAGATATTCAGAAATTAAAAAAGTATTTTCCGGGGTTCCTGAGTTTTTCCGAAGTGGTTTTCAAAAAGCTTATGACTCAGTAAAAAGCATTTGGAGCGGACTTGGACAATTCTTCAAAGGGATTGCCGAGAACGCGTTCAAACCTATCAAATCATTGGTAAACGGTGTAATCAAGGGCGTTAACTGGGTACTTGATAAAGTTGGTTCTACTGGTAATTTAAGCGAGTGGGCAGGAGTTCACTTCGCCAACGGTACAGATGGACTTGCGGAAAATACATTAGGTATCGTCAATGATCAGCCGGGTTCTGTTTACAAAGAACTGATTATGCCTCCAAATGGAAGAGCATTTATCCCCGAGGGTAGAAATATAATGCTACCATTGCAAAAGGGAACAAAGATTATGCCGGCAGAGCAGACAAAAGCCTTAATGGGTAATAAGCCACATTTTGCAAGGGGAATTGGTGATTTCTTTGGAGACGCTTGGAGCGCAGTTAAGAAATTCACTGGAAATGTCATGGATTACATTCAAGACCCTGAATCAATTGTAAAGATTGCGATTGATAAATTCACCGACGTTTCCGGCATGTTTGAACCTTGGTCAAGAATTGGTAAGGGAATGATTGATAAGACGTTCGATGCGATTTTGAATAAAATCAAAAGCGTATTCAGTGTCCTAATTCCAAAGGTTGATTACAAGGCAAGTGCTGGTGTAGAACAGTGGCGAGAGCTGGCAAAGAAAGCTCTTGTGCTTACAAACCAGTTCAGTGAATCAAATTTGAATGCATTGCTCACTCAGATGCAACATGAGTCTGGTGGAAATCCGAATGCGATTAATAACTGGGATATCAATGCGAAGCGTGGAACTCCATCAAAAGGACTGATGCAGGTCATTGACCCAACATTCCATGCAAATGCGATGGCTGGATACAATACCAATATCTACGACCCGTTATCAAATATGATTGCAGCAATAAATTACACGGTAAAGAGATATGGAAGCTTGTACAACGGCTGGACAGCTAGGGGATACAAGGGATACGAAAATGGTGGCATTCCGAAGAGTGGTGAAATATATGTAGCCAATGAAAACGGATTCGGTTCTGAGTACATTGGAAACATCGGAAATCAGCATGTAGTAGCCAATAATAACCAGATTATTTCTGGAATCAGTGCTGGTGTTGAACATGCAAACGATGAAACAAATATGCTTCTAAGAGAAGTGATTGCAAATCAGAAAGCGCTTCTCAAGAAAGAAGTCAGCGTAAATATGGATAGTAAACGAGTAGACAAACAGATTTCAAGAGCACGTAGCAATACGGGCTTTTCTTTTAGTCCAGCTTAGGAGGTGTAGGAAAGGGCAGCAAGACATATATCCAATTTTATAAGGGTGAATGGAAAGCCTTTTCCGGCACCAAAACGCTATCCCAACATGATAGTAACAACGGCCGTTGATGCTGCTAGAAATGCGAACAACAAGGTTGTAGGGCAGAAGATTGGCAGAGACAATTATAAAATCAACAACCTTGAGTGGCCGTATCTTGATGCCGAAACATGGTCGAGTATGCTACAGGAATTTGATAAGCATTTCTTTTCCAGTGTGCAATTTTGGGATATGGTCAATAACTGTTGGCGAACCCTTACGATGTATCCAGGTGATAGGTCGGCAGACGTGTTCAAATACGATAAAAATGGTATTCCGATTGCATACATTAATTGCAAAGTCAATATTATTGATTCGGGGTGGTAGACATGTATCAGACATCTCAAGAGTATAAAGATTCCATGAAGCGTCCAATCCGTGAACGGTCTTTCATGAAAGTACAACTTGGATTGATTAATCAAGAAGCACAGCAATCTGCATCATTGGAAAATACGGATTATAACGGTTTCTCAGACCCGAGTACATTATTCAATCAGCATACAGTCAAACGATATGCAACTTATGAACAGAATATGTTTCGAGCAGACGGCACCATGTATTTCCTGCCAAAAGATAACGCTTCCTACCGGAAAGATGGATACACATGCACGAGCTTATTCAACAATGAATTACATATAAAGTTCGTATTTGGATATGGAAAATCCGATATTAAAGGATTGACTATTCAATTTGGTGAGAATTATCCAACTAAGTTTGCTGCAATGACTGATGACGGAACATCGGTTGAATTTGAAAATAATGCTCAGGTGTTTAAAACAGACACTGTATTCAGCAATACGGCGTCTATCGAATTGGTTGTTACAGAAATGAGCGTTCCAAATAATCGCGTCAGAATTGATTATATTCAGTTCGGACTTGGACTTGAATATGACGATGAATGGATTTTAGAAGCAAATAGTAAGACAAGCTTATCTGCAATCAATGATGATTTACCGGAATCAGAGTTTAGCATAACACTTAATAATGATGAACAGATATTCAACGTAGATAATCCGGCATCTGAGATCAACTTCTTGGAAAGCGGACAGCGAATGAATGTTGTAATGGGTTATATGCTAGATGATGGCAAAGTGGAGTGGTTACAGATGCACTCACTCTATGTGTATGAATGGAGCGCATCCGATGAAAAAGCAACGATTAAGGCTGTCGATGTACTAAAATTCCTCAGTGATGATTACTACAAAGGGCAGTATTACGAAACTGGAATTACCTTGTATGATTTAGCGATTCTTGTACTGGAAGATGCAGGAGTCGCACAGGAAGATTATTATTTGGACACATATTTGAAAAAAATTACTGTTTACAATCCACTTCCAAATGTCCGACACAAAGAGGCGTTACAGATTATTGCAAATGCCGGAAGATGCGTACTCGACTACGACCGATACGGACGCATTCGTATTCATTCGTTATTCCGGCCGGAGTGCGAGACAACTTCCAATGGAACAACGGATTATTCCGATGTATCGAGTATTGATACTCAGACAGTAAAAACAGATTATGCGACCTATGAGAATAATCGGTGGCTGGCTGACGGAACCTCGATATTCCTTTCAAAAACAGATACACAAAATGCTGGATATGTTAGTTTGGCAGTCAGTGATGAGAACGGATTATTTACTGAAAATCCAATCATCACACGTACACTGGAAGCAAAGTATAAAGCATATGGAATCTATATTGAGTTTGGAAATAATCTTCCGAAGAAATTCGTGATACGGACCTACTCAGACAATGTTCTGCATGATACGGTCACAATTCAGTCTGGAATCGCTGAAAACTTTGAACTTCAATACGATTTTGCCGAGTATGACAAGATCGAGATTGAGTTTGTGGAAACAAAGCCACATAACCGTATTCATGTGAATTATATTTCACTCGGCTCTGAGACAGCGTATAAGCTTGAATACGATGATTTATACTCCACGCCGGTCGGAACACAGCTTGATAAAATCAAGAATGTTAAGGTTGCAAGATACCTTTATTCAAAATCAAATGTGGAAGATGACCTTACGTCAGAAACACTCGTATACGATGGTAATAACGCCATCTACTACATGACAGATGCTTGTTATGGCTACAGGGCAATCATTGAAGAAGCTAAGAGTGGACAATCCATAGAAATAAAATCTTCTGGCGCATACTACGTCGAGCTTGCAATCTCCGGTGTATCGGTAGGTGAAGAAATTAAGATAGCTGTGAAAGGCTATAAATACAACGTATCTACTGCATATACAGTTCAGACGATAAATAACCGTGGAACGGATAAAGAATGGCAGAATCCATTAATATCCAATGTTGAACACGGTAAACTTGTAACAGCGTGGCTGGCTGATTACTTTGCGTCTGGAATCCAATACGAGCTTGATTACCGTGGAGAGCCAGCAATTGATTGTGGTGACACGATTGGACAGGAAAATAAGTATGACCCTGATTTGAAAACAATCGTTGAGGAATCACAGATAACATTCAATGCCGGATTACTTGGTGGTGGATTAATTACAAGGAGGAAAGAGTGTGTGGCAAGAACCTAAAACTGATTGGACTGTGAATGATTATTTCAATTACACAGATTACAACCGAATCAAAAACAACATAGCTTACCTCCGGGAACAGGCGCTTAAGCTGTATATCAATTTCCCGTTCACTGAGATGGGTGTTGACAAAGAGGGATATTCAGATTTTCCGTATGCAGAAGAATTTAATGCTATGGAAGATAATCTGGAATCTCTTAAGGATAACACTTATGCATTTTACGAGGGTGAGAATAAAAACTGGTACGCAAATAACAGAACTCCGACTTTTGAGGATTTCAACCGTTTGGAAAGCGCATGTTTGAAGCTATATGATGGCTTTAATCGGCAAGAAGCTATAAAGCGTAGATTAGGATTTAAACTAGGGCAAATGTCTTGTCTTAGAATATAGGGAGGAATAAAGATGGCAACATACAATCCGTTAAGTACGAATTTCAAGGATGATATATTGGCAGATTCGAATGATAGAAGAAAATATACGCAGATTAATAATTCTGATGGAACAATATCATTACAGGATTCAACAGCGTATAAGCAAGTCGGAAGTCAATACGGGGCAAAAGAGGTTAATGAAGAGCGTGAAGCAATCAATAATATCTACGCGAATAAATTGGTTTCCTTAGATGAAATCGACCTCGTGACAGAGGAAGGATACTTTGTTGACGCAAAGGCAGTTAAAGAACTAAATAGCAAAATACCGGATGTATATTATGAAGAAGTTTCCC